ATAGTCAGGTTGAAAGTAAGGAAGAATCTGTTCTACAATTTGTAATGCATCATCAGATTGTTTTGCCATAATGTATAATTCAAACTCAAGATTATACGGAACTGGCATATACTGAGTATCTAATTGTTTTGTATTTGAACCTTTAACCTTTTTAAATTTTTGAACACGATTAAGTTTTCTAGCAGAATCATAGGAAAGATTTTTAATTTCAAATCCAATTCTGGGTAAAGTGATAGCAACTTGTTTTGATAAATCTGCATCATCACGCAAACGTACCAAAAACTTTTCTCTGGGGCCATATGCAAGAGGAACCTTCATAGTCTGAGTTATGGTTCCAGAATTATCTTTACGAACAAGATTAATTGAATTAAACATTGATCCAAAGGAAATAACTACCTTTCGTATGGTTTCATGGTAGAACTGGGTTCCTAACATTATGAGCTACTCCCTACATCTCCAAATGGATTTGACTCAGTGAAATCTAAAATTGTTCTACTTTTAACTTCAAAGAGTTCATTTTGTACAGTCTTGTCAGTACTGAAGTCACCTATTATATAGTCTTCTTGCAACAAGTATGAATCATCACCACTGTCAGCAGGCTGTTCAAGAAGAATACTTTCACCAACTGAAGTACTGTCACTTTCACCAACTATATTATCACCATCTGTTTCTTCAAGTAGTAATCCAGAAGCAACATCATCATCAGTTGCAATTTCCAATCTTATATCTTCATTTACAGCAGAAGATTGTTCCATAGTGAACTGATAGAGTAATGCATCTACACTATGTTCATCCTCAATATCATCAATTGCCGTAATACCAGTATCAATAATTTCTGAACTGTAATCATATAAACGACATCTTAATTTATATACTGGATTATTATCCAATTGATAAAATGGTTCATCATGATCTACAAAGTTAATCTGAAAAAATTTATCAAGAATTGGATGATAAATTGCATCCCCTTCTTGTGGTCTATCAGAATCAGTTGCAGCTGTATCTTGCAAAAGGTAAAAAACATTATCACCAGAAGCTGTAGTCAACGTAGATGAATCAGATGATTGATCTATGGTTCCAGCTTCTAATTGTATTGAACCACCAGAACTAGTATCTGTACCATCTTGAATTTGTATCTGTCTATCTAATTCTTGAAATCTTTCTTTATTAACAACAAAGGTTGCTTCACTTAAATTTTGCAGACCAAATTGATTCATCATTTCTCTTTCACCAGCAAATCCACCATCTGCATCTTCCATATACATTTCTATGGGATGCTGCGTTCTAAATTTAGAAAGAGAATCTTCTCCCCATACTGTATCTTCTGCTACAAGATCACGATCCATATAATATACATCATGACCATATATTTGAATTGCTTCTTTTACAAGATCGCTATATAAAGTTCTCTCAGTCGCTATAGATGTAAAATTGCTCGTATGAAATGCTGTATTAACTGCCATGAGTTATCCTATCATATAATTTATTGGCAGTTCAAAAGCTAGTTGAATTTCTTCCTCAAGCTTGTTTTGCTCTTCTATTGCTTGAGTGTATAATGTTTCACCATTCATGGTTACTCCACCGAGCATTGTAACTCCACCAAACTTGCTAAGATTTGCGCCCCACTGTTTTTTAATAAGTGTTGTTGCATATCTTTTTAGATAAATATCGTCGTAAATATCTGTATATGAAGTGGGATCAAGTTTTCTATAACACTCAATAATAAGATAATCAACATCAGCTGTTATATCGTTCTCCCAATCCATATCAACATAAAGACGATTTTGATGTTGATTAAATCGTATAGGAGTTTCACCAACTAGTATATGTTCTAACAAATCAATATTGGTCATTGTCATTTCATACTGAATAACAGATGTTGAAGAAAAATCAAATAGATCATTTAATCGTAATTGATAACGAATATCAAACATATTGCTTCCACCGCCAGTGTCGGTAAATGGAAACACTTTCACAACAGACACAACAGAATTTGGAACAGGAATAAAATTCTTTCCTTCTTTCCAAGTTGCAGTTATATCGCTATCTAACGTATCAGTTGCTGTGGTTGATGCATCAGACCTTGCTCTGGACACTTCAGCAGTTGTAATCAAATGTTTAAGATACATTTTTTCAATACCGTCATAGTGGTATTGAGCAAAGTATTGAAGTGCTTCGTCTAAACGATCATCTGCCTGGTCGTCTGAAACATTAATATCAATAACTCCATAACCAAGGGCTCTGAGACAGTAACTTTTTAATGTAGCTTTTGTTGAGGGTGTGGCCATACTCTATTCCTTTTCTACATATTTATATGGAAACCTATCTCAATGCGATACTTACTCCTCTATTGATTTCCCACTAATTCTTTGAGAAGATTTTTAATTTCATGCATTTCTGACTTAATATTATTAATTTCTCTTGTTGTGTCTCTTATTTCATCTCTTTGTCTTTGTGCCGATGCAGCTCGTTTTTTTGCTTGTTCATATGCACTAACATTATGATTAATGATAGCATGAGAATGGGTATCTCTCACCAAATCCGCATGACCCTCTACTTGTTTATACCTTACTTCATTCATTTTATGTTCCTAATGCTAAAACTCTAAGGGCTTTTATTCTGGGAGGTTCAGCACAGTTTGTTCCCTGCATAATAATCTTAATTTGAAAAGATATAAATTCTTCAAGAGGGGTTCCGAAGCCATCATCTGTAACTCCGGCTGTATATCTATATTCTTGAAAATCATTCAAACTTGCAGAGGCTCCAACAGTAGTGTCTGGAGAACCATCGCCGTCAGCGCTTCCAGCATTAAAATAAGTATATCCCAAATCATCAAAATCAGCTGATTCATCAATTCTTAAAATTTTATACATAACTTTTATATCATTTGTAGAAGGTCTATGAGCTGCAAATATAACCTTCAGGCCTGAAGCTAATGAATCAAGAGTAACTTGTTTTGTCAAATATATAGCCGCGTTTTGATCTCCATCTGGATGTGTTGAAGGAACATGATCTGCTGTGGGATATACATCAGAAGATGAATCAATATTATTAAGTCTATTTGCTACCGCAATCATAGACATTCTGCCTGTGTCAATAACAGGAGAAATTCTCACTGAATTTGTTGACATTGTAAGTTGTAATTCTAATGATCTTCGGTTAGATAATTCATTTGTTTCATTGATAGCAGAAGTTATCATATAAGGAACATCAAACTTATAATTATCGTTCAACGGAAATGAAATTGTGGGTACAGTAGTTGGATTATCACGACTATTTTCATATGATGTTTGACTTCCAGACGGACTTGTTCCTCTAACTACTAAAGCTTTCGCTGAAATACCAGTATTTGGTAATTCCAATAATCCAATAATAGTTGAGAAATAATCCATAATCGCATTTTCAGTTGCAGTTACAGCAGTTCCGCCCACAACAGCAGTATCGCTTGTTCCAACATCAGGTGTTGTAGTGCAAGTAATGGTATAACTATCAATCTCTGGATTAGCAATTGCAGTATGTGTTTTATTAATTTCTGTAAGAGGAACCTTATATACTTGATAAAGTTCTACAGTTGAATCATCAGTATGAGCCGCAGCTGTTGTACTATCCACACCTCTTGTAAGGCCGGATATAGCATTAGTACTAATCGTAGTATATGTTAATATTTCATCATCAATTTTAATATACCAAGTTCCTGCTGCCAGTTGAGCATATGTACCAGTAGTATCATCAAAGTTAGTTCCACTTGTAAGAGTAAGTGTAGTTGCTGTAGCGGTTATCGCACCATTCAAAGTAGTTGTTGCACCAGATACCGCTCCAGCAATGGTTACATTATTACTTGTGGCATACATATGATGATCAGAATGATTAATTTTTAATGTCGTACTTGCATCAGTAATAGAAATTGGGTTTTCACCTAATGTCTTAACTGGAATATCACTATTTGTTAAAGTACAAACTGCATCAGTATTTTGGTCAAAGGAAGCACATTTAATACTAAATTTCATATCTTCCATTGGACTTATAGCCCAACCTGTATTATTATGAGATTTATATAAAATTCCCAGATGAGGTTGATCTGATATAGTTCTCGTTCCATCTATATCAGTTTCACCCATTCTTGCAATCCAAAGTTTATGTTCTGGAGTATTTGAAATTACAACAACACAATATTCAGTTTCTGTTTCTAGATAAACTGGTGAAGGAAATGTAAATGTTGTTGCTGTTGCCGCAATAGAAGAAGTATTGATATCACCAACATTTTTAACAACTCGACCAAAAGGTAAAACTTTTGGGCCGGGATATCCATTTACAGTATTCCTTAATTCTAATGTAATAGGAATACTTTCATCTTTATCAGAGAAAAAAATGTCAACTGATGTAACAAATGCTCCATTAGATGAACCAGATGCATCGCCTGGAAGTTTAAATGTTTGAGCAACGGGGTCGGCAACCCCGGCGCCGGCGTTGGGACCGCGGCCGCCATTCGGTGCGAAGCCGCCGGCAAAACCAGCTGGGCTGCGAACAACCCAACCACCCTTTCCGGTCCAAATTCTGTTTGTTGGAGTTCCAAACCGAATTTGTTGAGTATTTTGAACAGCTGTCGCAGCTGCAGCTTCAGCAGCAGTAGCGGCTGCGGCCGCCGCAGCAGCAGCGCGGGCAGCTTCAGCAGCTGCCTGTTCTTCAAGGAAATTACCAGAAGCTGTTCTAAGATCGCGTGAAGTAATTGTATTAAAAGAAGTATTTCCTGAGACAGCTGTTTGACTAATCTCAGCGTTTCTTGTTGCAATAATTGTTTCTTGTTGTGTTTCAAGAAGTCCAGCAGCAGAATAAATTGCCGATCCAGTAGTTCCTGCTTCATTTGCAGAAGCTGTAGCACCATTCCATGAACTAGAAGTAAGTTTAAATTCAATATTTCCTGTTGGAAAGGTAATATTACCAACTACCTTTGGGTCTGGTATTGTAAATGTTCCCGCTATCTTGCCAGTTGCAGTTGTAATCAAAGGACTACCAGCAGCAGGTGTTGCATCAGTTGTATAATCTGTGCTAGAAGGGGTAACATTAGAACTAACAGCAGTCTTATTAAAAAATGGATATATTCTTGTATTTGGTTTAAAATTTTCTCCAGTAAATGTTATTGTTTTTGATCTCATTATTGGCAATGCAGCTTGAGAAACAACTCGCAAACCTTGAGATACCCTATCAACCCTAAGAGAAACTTGTGTATTAACACCAGTTCTAGTTTGATCAGTTCTAACCGTTTGCGTAGTTCTTGTTACATCAAACCTATCTGGCTGAAGTTGTGTTCCACCTTCTATCCAATTTTCTGTTCGTGTTTCCACAACTCCCGACCATTGTGTTTGCCATGAATTCCAAACTGTTCCAAGATTATTTGCTTGTTGTGCTAAAACTGCATCATAATCCCCTTCTTCATTAATAATAAGATCAGGCAAAACTTCTGTCTCAAACCATTCATCAGATGAAGGAGATAATTCAATAGTTCCTAGCCAATTAGCTGTAAGAAAAGGATTAACTCTTTCTATTCTTGTTGCATAAGGTTGTGTTACTATTTCAATTTCTGTGTAAGGAAGAGTAATTAAATCACCTGTTTTTTGATACCCTGCCGCAGTTCTATCTGTATCAGTTGAAACCTTTTCTTCCAAAGCTATTGACTTTGCTTTGTGTTTTGGTCGCAATTGACCAAGTTCAAAATCCATTGAATTCTTATAATCTCTATGAACAGTATCACCAATACGATGACCCTTAAAATTATCAACCATAAAACCAGACTTAAATCTGTTGAGACCATTTGCATCGGTTACTTCAAAACTTTCAGCATCTCTTTCCAACAAACTTAAAGCAGTATAATATTCAACATGGTCTATTCTTCTTGCAAGTTTACCAATATCTCTCATAGTATATCTTTGATGTTTTTCTCTTTTTATTGTGACATTAGTTGGGTCAAAAGTATATGCTGGAAGAAACATAGTACAAATTAACATTGAATCTTCTGGTGTTTTAGGTAGTAAGGGATTTTCAGCACCTTCTCCTTCAATAATACGGAAATTTCCTCGGGACTCAAGAATTAATGTTGCAAATTTAGGAAGATAATATTCAAAATCACTTTGAACAAAAGAGCCTGGTTTTGGAAAATCAACAGTAGAACCACCAGTTCCTTCAAATGTTCTAGTATAAAAATTGAAAGAGTTTCCTGTTACTTCATCCACTGTAGTTAAATCTGTATTTGTTCCAGCAATATCATCAACTCTGGGTCTAAAATCATAACTACTATAAAGAGGAAATTGACCACTTGGTTTAGGATCAGTTACATCAATTTTTGTTGCAGTATATATTGGAATGTCATCATATTCCATTTGCTTAGCAACATCACTATAAGAATCAACTGTAAACATATCTCCAGCACCATGTTCAAGATAATCATACACAACACGAAGTTTTCCTATAGGAGCAACTTGACCTCTTTTTCTTACAATTCTTGAAATATCATAAAAATTATCACGTTGACCTGTATCAAGAAGATATCTTGATGTAATTACTACATCACCAGTTGTTATTGCTGATGTTGTGGCTGTTGCAGCAGAACTTTCTCCTGTAATTTTCTCACTTGCAGTAAAAACCTTACTATTTGTAGAAACATAACTTATTGGACTTGCGGTAGTAATAATTCTGCCCGTTGCACCACTTGTTCCACCAGTAATTTTTTCTCCTCTAACAAATGTTCCTGTAATTGTTCCAATCGTTAAAGTAGGAGCAACAGCATCCACAGATGTATCTAATGAATCATAAACACCAACCAACTTAAATGCATCTCCACGACCAAGAGAAATTTCTCTATCGGTTGGCCGTGTTCCATACGCATCAGTTGTTCCTGTTGAAACAACAAGTTGTTTCATAAGTTTTGTGGTTTTTAATTTCGGATTTACAGATGTTTTAAGAATAGTTGCCGTAAGTTTTACTTTTGCAGCATTACCCAAAATAGTAGAATCAGTAATTGTAATTGTAACAGTTCCAGTTCCACTTAACGTAGAAGAAATACTGACAAGATCGCCTTGAGAACCCGTGCCTCCACCAGCGGTGAGAATTGACATGACATAATCTTTTTCTGCATGAGAAACAAATGTTTCATTTGAACTCGCATTAAATGATACTACGCCAGAAGAATTTGTAGTTCCAATAAATTGTCTACGAACAGTATATTGTGTATCTGTTAGACCAGAATTAGTAGCTGTCAAAAGTGTCTTAATAACCTGTTTTGGAAGTTTCTCTAATGAATTATTTTGATCAGGATTAACAAGTCTTGGAATCAAATCAGTTTCTAATTCAACACTGCCAGAAGGATCATCATCACCTGTATCAAAACTAAACTGATTATTAGCATTTGCACTGCCAGCATCTGTGCCATCTAATGTTAAATTATTTAATTGATTTGCTCTATTTTGACGAACATCTAATACCAAATCAGCTGTAAAGTTCTGGCCAGTATCATCATCTACCATCGTCATAGAACGAACCTGTTCAAAGGTATAAGGAAAATTTCCACCCGCACTTGCCGTGCCAATATTGGTCATAGTAATATCAGTATTGCCTGAATCTTCTACAATTCCACCAGTTTCAGCTGAATCAGAAGCTGTAAAAGTTTCACCATTTACAAAACTTCCAGAAACATTAACAAGCTTTATGTGCGTTCCAGATGTTGTTGCAATATTATTAACAACATATC